TTCAACGAAAGCATTCAACTTAATTGAATACTTAATTGAGGAAGTTCAAGCTTCTTCAGAATCTTTGTCGATTGATTTAGGAGTCTCCAAAAGATCTTTGGGTGCAACAGCAGGACGGTTTAAGAGTTTAGAAATAATTGATATTCAAGAAACCTGGTATGATGAAAAATTATATACTTTAGATCTTGAAGCACTTGAAGAAATCTTTTTTAATCTTGAAGACTTAGTTGATGAAAATTACATTGAAATCATTGAAGAAGAAGAAGCAGCAGCTGAAGAAGAAGAAGCAGCAGCTGAAGAAGCAGCAGCTGAAGAAGAAGAAGCAGCAGCTGAAGAAGCAGGAGAAGAAGCAGGAGAAGCAGCAGCTGAAGAAGAAGAAGCAGCAGCTGAAGAAGCTGAAGAAGCAGGAGAAGAAGCAGGAGAAGCAGCAGCTGAAGAAGAAGAAGAGACCGCGGGATTGATTGAAATCAGTAAAATCAACTCTCTTTCAATCCAGCTCTTTAAATTTGCTCAAAAAGCTGAAACCGAGATCAATGGATATCGCCTTGAAACCTGTCAAAAGAGCGGAACGATTTATTGGAAGGATGATCAAGGGACTATCATTTATTTCAATTATAACTGGGAAGATTGCGGATCAATGTTTACAGGATCAATCTCAACTGAGGACGGATTTAATATGGACTTGGATCCAATCAAGGTGTCGAGCTGCAAGACCTTTGATCAATTCTTAGCTGATTATCTTTATGAATTCACTAAAATCACTCTAGACTTCTGCTGGAATTAATTTAAAGCGATCCTTAAGATAAAAAGCGACAACTCTGGAGAGAAGAACAGAGCCATCGCTTTTTACCCGAAAGGAATAGATCACCCCCCAACAGATTAGAGAAGGACCTTGATCAAGCTATCATTCAAGTTTGATCAAGTCAATCTCGTTTTAGATTCTGGATAGTCTCCACAGCGGTTAATCTTTCACGCATTCGATTGACCTCGGTCCAAATCTCGACGCGTCCCTCTTTACATGATTCACTTTGATTCTCAAGATTCTTCTGAAGAGTATCGATCGCTTTTGATAGTCGTTCGATCTGTTCAACGGTCTTCCCAAAAGTCCGTGCGCCATAAAATATAAAAGATCCGATTGCACTCAATAATCCAATGATATGCCAAATAGATGAAAAGTCGATCGTCATTGTTAAACTCCTTAAATAAACGTCTCCCTTGATTATATTATAGATAGGGATTGACTCAAGGATCTTTTAGCGATATGATTTGATATGATATGATATAGACCCCACGTTAAAGGAGTGGTTATGGCTAGCAAAGAAATAGCTTTAAGGGTTCCAATTAAGATGTTCGAAGACTTAAACCAAATTGCAAAAAAAGAAAACCGACCCCGCGCTCGTATTATGCGAGAGATGCTGGATAGAGGAATCAAAGAGAGGAAAAATCATGGGAGTTAATAATTTATCCATTATCGGAAACCTAGGTCAAGATCCTAAACAAGTCGGGACTTATGATAAATCGATTTGCAGGTTCTCCGTCGGAGTGAATGAAGCAATTAAAGGAGAAAAGAAGACGACTTGGTTCAATTGCGTCGCCTTCGCTGCAAAGTCTGATTATATGCTTCGATCCTGCAAAAAAGGAACGCAGGTATATGTTGAGGGTCCCCATCGGTCTGAGGAGTATGAAGGGACGACGCGCTGGAATCTCTATGTAAATAAGATCATCGTTCTCAGCGATCGCAAGGAGTCGAGCGATGGCGAAAACTAAAAAGAAAACGGAGAAGCAGCTACACGTCGAGGCGATCGATTTATGGTTAAGGATTGGGGTCGAGATTTTAAGAGATATCCCCGAGATCTATGAAGAGGTTGAACAACATCTAAATCGAAGGATTGAAGAGATCCTTTTATCTGAATTAGACCAAGGTCAATCAATACTTTATAAAAACTTATGGAGTAAGATCGATGAAGGATAACTTGGAAGGATTAGCAGCACGGGAGGTCTTCCTTGATTCTTTAAATAAGACAGAAAAGACCAAATCTACACGCACGCGTGGGAAGTATACAGCGGTGCTCGCCCATCAAATATGCGATCTTATTTCGAAGGGTGTTCCTTTGAGTGCTGCTGCGAGCGGAAGCGGGATCAATAAATCCACTCTTCATCGCTGGAGGAATGAGAAAGAAGAGTTCGCCGAGATGGTTGAACAGGCGATCGGAGTAAGTGAATCAAGATTAATTACTCAAATCTCAACAGACGAGGACTGGAGGGCGAAGGCTTGGATATTAGAGCGCAGGTTCCCCGAGCGTTGGAGTAAAAGAGAAAAGATCGATATGAACGTCTCAAAATCGGAAGGTCTAGAAGAAATCAAGTTAATGATGCAACAGACCGACCACTTACTCGGAATTGATAACTGCGAGAACGGAACAAGTGAAGATCCAAACAAGGACGAAGACTAACTCGTAATCAGACATAAATAAACCTTGAGAGAAGACCAATGAATTATGAAAATACACAGAGGGTAATCCCCTTGATCAATACAATAAATAAAGAGGAAGTCAAAATGAATCATCATGGCGCGCGTGGCTATCGATTCGAGATGGAGGTGCTCGGAGCTTTTTATGCTTCTCCTTCATATGTCCTTAATGAAAACTTGAGGCTCTTAACGGGAGACCGAGGGTATTGCGATGGGGTTATTCATTCTGGATATATGAACGGGAACACTTTTGTTAAGCAGCTCAAAGTCTGCGAGATCGAAGTCAAGCTCCGAAACGGGGTCGGAAAAGAACCCCGCGCTGCTTTGATTGACGCGCTTTTAGAAAGTAAGACTTTTAACTTCCTCTCGCATAACCTTCATTTAAATCATGGGAACCCTCGGCGGATCTTTGTTTTGGGATTGACTACTGATTTAGAGACGCAGCGTTCGCAGGGTGTTTGCTCTTATGATCAATATGGCGAGATCGTCGTCGTGTATTTCCATAAGCAGTGGTCTCAGTTTGAAGAATACGAGCGTCGCCAAGCGATCCGCTTTTATCCAAGCTTTCACGAATTTAATAATGATCTTTATCAATCAATTGATTTAGATGATTACTTCGATCGCTTAATCGGGGATCAATCCGTCCAACCCTACTTCGATTTAATAAACAAGGGGGAGATAGACGAGTTAATCTTCCAAATCTTACCACGCTTAACCGACTTTACAGCGACGCAGCAGCTCGCTTTTATCCAGCTCTTAAGACATCAAAGCAAGGTCGGTTATCGCACCCCATTAAAAGGTCTTTGTAATATCCTTAGGCAGCAGAACGCGTCCGCCCATATCGTTCCATTCGTCGAGATTGGATGGGTTGAAAAGGAATCAAAGCAATACAAAATCAACCTAGTAAAGATCATCGACGATTTATTCAAGGAGAGTCACAACGTTGACGTTCAAGGGATCTTAAAAGCCGCGGGGTTTGATCTTGACGACCTCCTATAAAGACTATCCCTTCGAGTTCTGGATTGATCGGATTTATCAACTTTATTATTCCCATTATGTACGGTTTGCTTCCGAATTCTCCGAGGACCCCGAGGACCTTGTACAAAAGGCGATTCTCTATATATGGGAAAGAAGAGAGCGGTTTAATTTTACGAGCCTCTCTAATACTAGTTTTTTGATTTCTAAGCATATCATGTGGCTTGGATTAGAAGAACGAAAGAGATTGAAGAGAAGGAGGGCACACTGGATTGAGATCCCGCGCCACCTTCAATCATCCTATAGAACAGACGACTCGGATTATTATCTTTATGCGCAGCAGCTGCTGAAGAGATTGGAGCGACATCGAAGGGGGAGCCTCGCACTCTATTTTGATCTTCATTATATCCAATCTATGGATTATGACGAGATCATTAAAGAAAAGGGATTTAGTAGGACGACGCTTTTTAATGCGTTCTCACAGATAAGAAAGCTTTTAAAAGATGAACTTACAACTTAATGAACTCCAACAGAATATTATCGCAAGGATAAGGAGGAGGGATAAAGTTATCGCAGCGAGATGCGGATGGGGGAGCGGTAAAACGAGCGGACTTGTCTTTGCTCTATGGTTTATCAGCAGGATCCGTGCGGGGACTTCATCGCTCCTTATAACTGATACTTCGCCGAGGTATCGATCGGTTCTCGGACCCGAGCTGGAGAAGTGGCTCGGGCCATTAGGATGGACTTTCAATTCTCTAGAAATGAAGTGGAGTTGTCCCGTGACGGGATCGTCGATATGGTGTCGCTCTTATTTTAGACCAGGGACTAGAGAGGCAACGCATAATCCGCTGGAGGGGTTGAATATAACAAGTGGGGTCGCTTTGATCGATGAGTGCCAAACATTTAGATCGGATGAAGTTGCTCAAAAAGCCCTCGGACGTTTGAGAGCAGGTCCCTCGCCCATTCTAATTCTAGTCGGTCTTCCTGTTAGCGACGCGTGGTGGTGTCAATTATCGGAGAAGGCAGGATATAGTCCCCTCCTCTTCACTTCATATGTCAATCAAAACAATTTATCGGACGAGTGGTTCGAAGCGACGAAGCTGCTTCCAGAAGAAGAGCGGCTCGCAATGGTTATGAATAAACCTCGTCCTCCAACGGGGTTGATTTACAATGAGTGGACCGAGAGCCATGTAGTCGACGACTTCAAATACAGAGAGGATATGATCGGGCGGATCGCGATCGATTGGGGGTTCCGAAAGCCCTCGGTCTTAATTATGGTCTATGATGAAGAAAGAGAGGCGACGATCATCGTTCACGAAATCAATCCACAGGAGGTCACGATCGCGCAGCTCTCCAAGCTTATATTATCGATCGCGTGGCCACGTAAATTAAAAGCAGCAGCTCCAAGCCCGCGCATATGGTTAGACAGCGGGATAGCAGATAAAGCAGGATCCGCACGGAATGATCAGACGGGACGCACCGCTTTTAGAGAAATTATGAAGCCTCCAGAGACTGGAGGGATCGGTCTCCCGCTTCGATATACAACCGACCCCGTCTTAACCAATGTCTTAAATGGGATCCAAAAATTAAAGCGCGCGTTTGCTAGAAAGAAATATCTTTGTACTCGGGAGGTTTGGCAGCGAGGGGAGAAGGCCATCGGGAACTCATTTCGGAAGGCGATTCTCTCGTATGGATGGAGTCCGACGAAAGATGAACCAAAAAAGGATGGGCGCGAGGACCCTCTCGACGCTCTGAGATATGATTGTATAATTCACCATTGGAGTGACTTGTCTACTCCTTCTTACTCTCCAACCTCCAGAATGAAAAGACAAGAAAGAAGAACACGGAGAATCGGACGAAAGGATTCATTTTGAAATTAATCAATGGCGACTCTATGGAGGTCTTAAAAGATCTTGAAGACAATTCAATCGACTCGGTTGTCTCGGATCCTCCTTATGGATTGAGTCAAATATCAACCCAAAAGTTTAACGAATGTATGATCAAGTGGTGCACCGATGATCGATCCTTTATCCCCTCCTCAAAAGGATTCATGGGGAAGTCATGGGACTCCTTTGTTCCTCCTCCATCCTTATGGGATGAAGTCTATCGAGTATTGAAACCTGGTGGCCACGCTTTAATCTTTGCAGGATCAAGAACCCAAGACCTTATGGGTTTAAGTTTGCGATTAGCTGGATTTGAGCTGCGAGATTGCGTTCAATGGATTTATGGGAGCGGGTTTCCTAAGTCTCTCGATATAAATAAAGCGATCAAAACCGACGACGCCAAAGAGTGGGAAGGATGGGGCACAGCTCTCAAACCTGCCTATGAACCTGCGCTCCTAGTAAGAAAGCCCATCGAAGGGTCGGTTGCTCAAAACGTGCTTAAATATGGAGTCGGAGGAATCAATGTGGATGGCGGGAGAATTGAAACGGACGATAACACTTTAAGAAAAGGAGAAGTGCGGGAGCCTAATAAGGAGCACTTGTTTGCAATGGGCGGATTAGAGTTCTCGGGCGGGCACGACCTCGGGCGGTGGCCTTCCAATATTATATTCAAAGAGGATTCAAACACGCAGGAGTGGGCGAGATACTTTTACTGCGCTAAAGCATCCAGAGAAGAAAGAGACAAAGGATTGGATCGGTTCGAAGAGTTCAACTCGGGAGTCGGAGCGTTAGTTGATGGAGGGAGAGCAAAAACAAAAAAACGCAACATCCACCCAACAGTTAAGCCGATCGATTTAATGCGCTATCTGTGTCGCTTAATTACTCCAGCGGGCGGCACGGTTCTTGAACCTTTTATGGGGAGCGGGACGACGGGGATTGGAGCGATCAAGGAGGGGTTTAATTTTATCGGGATTGAAAGAGAAAAAGAATACTTTGAGATCGCCGAGGCACGGATTAAATATTGGACATCGATCGACCTCAGCTATGAAGACAATGAGGAAAAACCGACGGATTCGCAGCTCTCTTTATTTGGATAAAAAAAAAGATCCCGATTAGAGGTGAATCAAAAAATATCTACTCTCTTTTTATGTATGTGTACATATACGTGTAAAAAGAAAAAAGTGGGGGTTCTAATCGAGATCAAGGGCACTTTATAAGCCCTTGATAAAATAGTCAATATGTATTATCTTCTATTTAAAAGAACGATTCCTTTTGAAAAATTGGGATCTTTTGAAATAATAGAATAAAGTCCTTTGTTCTTATAGAAGAGGATCAAGCATGAGCAACGAGCAAGACGAGAGAACTCCCGATCATCTCAAAGCGATGTATCCGAGATTTAGGACCCGAGGTATCAGCGGAACTCAAATCTC